ACCAGCTACATTAGCGTAATCAACTGGTATAACAGCACCATCGCTGCATCTCCATACAGTAACTGTACCGTCAGCAGCACATTGACCAATATACTGTTCGTCACTTTGTGTATATATGTTAAACCATTTAGCGTTAGCTACAGTAGATGGAGATATTGCACTTACTAATTGACTTCCCGGACGTTTAATAAGCTGTCTTACTACGTCTGGAACGCCGTTAACTAAGTCTACTACTTGTCCCGGAACTTTTTTTTCGTCCGGTTGTGTAGACATACCTAATACATAATTAGGAACTTTTTGTGTAACACTTGCCATTAGCGTCTTAGCATTTGATAAGGTTTATAAGATTGGTATGCAGACTCATCTGGCCATCCCATAAAGTTATGGTCACCTTGATTGCATTCGTATTCCATACATGTTCCTCTAGCTTGAGCTTCAAAAGTTTGCATCATCCTTAGAAGTTGAGCATTAGAAACTAATTGTACTGCAGCTCTGCCGCAAGCTTTATATATAATATATCTTTGGAATGGAGCTGGTATATCTTCAAAGTTTAAAAGTCTGACATAGTTAAAATAAAAATAATCATCATCAGGAAATTCAAATGTATGATTAACTCTATCATATACTTTCCAGATACCATCTGTATCTTTCCTTCTAACAAAATCTCTAGTCTTATCCCATCCATCTTCCATGTCTATACGCATAACATCGGAAGGTATTATAAATTTATTGTCGCTAGTTTTACTAGAGTTTTTAATATGATATTCTAAATTAAAAGTCCACCCTTCAGCTTGTACATCTTGATTAGATTCTTTTAATAGATTGTATACAAAGGATACCTCTGGATTGGTAAAGTCTAATTGAGATATAGGAGACTGACCTATGCTACCCAAGATTGAGTTAACTGCGGATAGTTCGGTATCGAGTGTTGTAGTTGTGGTAGTCATAGGTTAAGAATTATGAATAAAAAAAAGGGAGGTCGTGAAACCCCCCTTAGTGTGTTATGTATACTGTCCAGCAACAACAGCACAGGTATCAGTTGTTCCTGATGACCCTACTGTTGGATATGCTAAACGTAAGTTTTTTGTTGTGGAGGCAACGCCTGAAGCACTACCTGATCCACTTGTATCTGAAGGAGATATACGAGTCTCTGTACCTTGACATGATCCGTATTCTCCAACTGCTGTTGGAGCTGCCATAATATTTAATTAGTTTAAGAAACTGTTCCTATGTTAGCAGGACTCAAATGCTTCCTACCATACTCTAAAGGAGTAGGAGGATTTTTAGTGATTGATTTATCAACCTGTCCAATTCCACTTAAGGAAGCACCGTTCCCTTTAACTCTAGTAATAGTTGTAGATGTTCCGGGATTTAAAGACATGATTAACTACGTGCTGAAGTTAGTTCGATTGCACCTGCTGGGTTAAGTGTTCCTACACCCATAGCAAGTCTACCAACCATAACATCACCTTGGTATAAAACAGAAACGTCTCCGCCTGTTACTTGAACCTGAGGTCCGATAGCTTCTACAATACCTGCAGCATCTCTTTGATAGATAAGACCACAGTGAGTTGAGAAGTCACCATTGTAACTGTTGTTTTCACCAGATACAGAGTTAACTGTACCAGCTAAGAATGGTAGGTTGTTTGAACGCTTGATTTGAATACCAGCAATTTCAACTAGACCTTCACCAGAGTTTAGGTTACCTTGATTGTTACCATAGTCTCTGTTTAAGATGTTAGAAGAAACCTGTGATACAAGAGCGTAGTACTGACGTGGGTTTAGCACGGCTGTACGTCCAGTCTTTGGAAGATTTTTTTCGTCAAGAACTGCAGCTGCTTCAAAGAAAGCATCCACTAGAGCTTGAGCATTATATTCCTTAGTTACACCTAGTTCGATCTGTGTACCGCCGGGTTCTGGTCCGGGAGATGCTGTGATAGGATGTGCTTCTCTTGCTGCTAGAGCAATAGTTCTAAACACTTTCTTATCATAAGCTTCAGCCAAAGCATGACCGATCTTAGAAGAGATCTCTGATCTAAGTGAGTAATGTGCAAGTGTTTCGTCTAAGTCATATACGAATGCTGAACTAATTAATAGGTCATCGCATTGTATAGTTTTCTCAGCTACTGGAGGATCACCACTTCCGAGGATAGGTTCGCCGGGAGTATGGTAAGCCGCTTGCATTCTACCTGTGAAGATAAACTGTAAAGATTTACCGTTCTTCAAGGTACGTCTTTGCACGGTGTCACGTGCTATAGTTGCTGACTCATAAGCTTTAAATAGCTCACCTGAGAACAGCTTTAGATAGGTCGCATACTTGGTATCATACGCCTGAGATCCAGCAGTATTAGATACCGCTTTATTCAAAGCACCAAGTACCGACTGCGTAGCGTTAGCCATTTGTTCGGTTAAAAATTAAAGGTATATTTGTTCGTCTACGTACGTAAAAAGTTGCGAGTCTCAGTTAGACTCATTGATATTGTGGTCTATCCCACCGTCTAGACGGCTAATTGGTATCCTCGTAAGGGCAAAAAGCCAATTAAGAAGAGGTCCGACTCTGAGGTGCCTCTTCTCTTATATGATATAGAACGTGTGACCATTCTATAACTATGAAAAGGGAAAGGAGTCCGAAGACCCCTACCCATATTGTGTTAAGTTTCACTTACCACTTCTTCCAAACTACATTGGATCCTGCTAGTAGGTGAGTACCTGCTGCAGAACCTGTAATGTTTGCTGCTTGGAATACAATGTTACCTTTAGTTGCTGCTGTTGAAAGAGCATTAAAAGTTACTTGTAACCATACAGCTGATACATCAGCACCCCCATCAACACCAACGGTAATACCAGCACCGTCAGTTGAATAAGTACCAGTACCTTCGATACCAGCTGCTGATGGTGTAGCACCGCTAGTAATCTCTGCTACTGATGCAAGGGATTGAGTTGCAATAGTTGTGGCAACTGCTGTTGATCCATCAGACTGAGCTAAGTTTGCAATTCTGTAGCTAAGTTCATTAGTGTTATCTGTATCATACCAAATAGTATAAATACCCATAACTCTTTCATAGCCACCGATTGGTATACTAAGACCAGACTGAGTTGCTAGTGTAGCAGATGATAGAGATGATCCATCATTAGCTAGGATAGCTCCGTTATCATAGAACGTACCTGAAGTATAGGCAGTGGTTCCATAAGTTGTATTTGAAGTAAATGCCATTGTTATATTAAGAAGTTGACCTCCCGCAGTTTCGCTACGGGAGACGTGTTAGTTTAATGTGGTCACGCACACTAGAATACTACTTAAGTTTTTTGTATTCTATGCCACGATATACGTAGGTTACTGTTGTGCAAGACATAGTAATTCTCCATATACCACAACCCCGTTCCATGCTGTGGTGATCATGCGTCCCGTAAGGGATGAACGGACGTGGCTATTACCCTAGTGAGGGAGCTGTTAGTGCAACCTCAGATGACTCAACTGCTGCCAAGTCAAGAGGGAAATTGTGTGCGTTTCTTTCGTGCATAACTTCCATACCTAAGTTAGCTCTGTTCAGAACATCTGCCCAAGTAGGAATGATTTTACTGTTTGAGTCAACGATAGATTGGTTAAAGTTAAAACCGTTAAGGTTGAAAGCCATTGTGCAGACTCCCATAGAGGTAAGCCATATGCCAACGACGGGCCAAACACCGAGAAAAAAATGTAAACTGCGACTATTATTAAAACTTGCATACTGAAATATTAAGCGACCGAAGTAGCCATGAGCAGCGACGATGTTATACGTCTCTTCTTCCTGACCAAATTTATAACCATAGTTTTGTGATTCTTGTTCAGTCGTCTCCTTAATAAGTGAAGAAGTGACCAGACTTCCGTGCATAGCAGCAAACAAAGCACCCCCGAAAACCCCAGCAACGCCGAGCATATGGAATGGATGCATAAGTATATTGTGTTCTGCTTGGAAGACGAACATAAAATTGAAAGTACCAGAAATACCAAGAGGCATACCATCACTAAAGCTCCCTTGCCCAAAAGGGTATACAAGGAACACGGCTGCTGCCGCTGAAAGTGGTGCTGAATATGCTACTGATATCCACGGTCTCATACCTAGTCTATAACTAAGTTCCCATTGGCGTCCCATGTAAGATGCGATACCGAGGAGAAAGTGGAACACAATGAGTTGATATGGTCCTCCGTTATACAACCATTCGTCGAGGGTTGCAGCTTCCCAGATTGGGTAGAAGTGAAGACCGATTGCGTTACTTGACGGGACGACTGCTCCCGAGATGATGTTGTTACCATAAAGAAGAGATCCTGCGACGGGTTCACGAATGCCATCAATGTCCACGGGGGGTGCAGCGATGAAGGCAATAATAAAACAAGTTGCTGCGGTTAAGAGTACGGGTATCATGAGTACACCAAACCAACCGACATAGATTCGGTTGTTGGTGTTGGTGACCCATTCACAGAAACTCTCCCAATTTGTTTGTTGATCTTGAAGAGTGAGTGATGCCATTTAATTAGAAAGTAAATTTAGTTCCTAACTTAGTACCCCACTTATTGTCAGATCCTTCTACTTGTGCGAAATTTAATTCACCGTAGATACCTAACTTATCTGTTACAGGTAGTTTAGCTCCTGTTTTACCAGACCAATTAGTATCAGAATCTCCACCATCAGCAGACTTAAGAGTCTTACCACCTTGGATATACCAAGCTAGATCTTTAGCCTTACCTTCAAAACCTAAGTGTAGGTCTGTAGATGTTGATGTGTAATCTGATCCAGTAAAGCTAGATTTAGTCTCTACGTTAACGTAAGGACCAGCTAGTACTGGTGAAGATATTGTAGCTGCTGCTACTGTTAAAAAAATTTTGTTCATTAAAATATGCCGGGAATAATTTGACCAGTTGTGACGTAAGCTCCGATAGCTGCTACGAATCCAATCATAGCTGCCCAACCGTTAAATCTTTCTGCTTCGTTTGTCATAATAGGGTTGTTATTTTTAGGGTAGTCAGCGATAACTCTCGCTGGTATTTCGTTTGGGAAAATATTTTGTTTCCCATATTCTGTGGTAATCATAGAACTAAAAAGGAAATCATGTGGCGGTGTACGATACGATTCGAGCCGCCTCTATGATTACTGTTCAGCTCCTGCGTCCGTGCCGTCAGCTGTGCTGCCAACCTGCTTTTTGCATTGTGCTAATTGTGCTGCTGTTGTACCGTTGTCATTGTAAGGAATGAACCAACGATCACCTGTAGTATTTACTTTATACTTTACCTGCATCGTATCAATACGTGCAGATGGATCATATGCTTTAGACATAATTAAAATTGTACATTAGAACGTTCGAGTTTTTCATACACATCTTGACGATATGCTTCATCTCTTTCGTAACGAGGGTCAGACATAGCTTGTACAACTTCAGCTTGACTTCGGAATCCATCCTGAGTTCTTGCAGCTTTACCTGTAAGCATCCTTCCTTCATAACCTTCTTGAGCTTCATATTCAGCTCGTAGTCCAGCAACTGCTATCTGTATAGAAGTAGCATTACCTCTATCAATGATATCATTAAATGCATCCATCTTAGATTCATCTAAATTTTGAGCTGCCCAACTTGTTAAGTTTTTATATTCTGCTTCTCCTCCTGCTGAATTATATACTTGGTTCATTTCAGCATCAGTTAAATCTTCAGAGTAACCGCCTCCATCAAGATCAGGATTGCGTTCTTTGAGTGCCATGTAAGCATTTACTAAATCTGAACTAGACATTTCTGTAAAACGTTCCATCGTTTCTTCAGATATCTGTCCTTCATTATTCCAGTATTCTTCTGAAGCATTCATAATTAGATCTACACCATCAGCTACATCTTCAGGATACTCATCTTCATCTAATGTAGTATCTTCTACTTCATCATCATCTTCATCTTGAGATCCTAATTTCTTTTGTAGGTTGAGGTATGCTTCTTCTAATTCTTCTGCATTCTGATATTTACCAGCTAATAATTCATTTTCTTTTTCACCTAACTCATCAGCTACACGAAGTGAATCCTGTTCTTCTTCTGTAAACTCAGGAGCGTCTGCTGGAGTTGGGTCATACGTTAGTTTTTCCGTCATCTTTTAATCCTTTAGCGGTGGTTACTTTTAGGTTTCCTAAACCAACTGTTGTAACTAGCTCAGGATCTGGTCCTATGTTTGCTCTAGCTGTAAACTTAGTTGGTGTAGCTCTTTCATTTTGTGGAACTAATGGTTCCGGTTTGCTAACCTTCGGGAGGGGTTTCTTGGCCACCTTCTGTGGGCGGCTCGCCTTCTGTGTTGCCATTTTGTAATTGATCGTATCCGTCTTTTATCATATTAGCCATGCCTTCATTCTTACTTGGGTCCATCATAGGAGTACCAGCTAACTGACCAGCTTGCTTCAGCATTTCCATCTGTTGCATCTGTTGTTGTTGCTGTTGTGCCTCATTAGCCATAGTCTCAGGTGTCTTAACTAGGTTAAGTACATCTATACCTTGAGCTGCTGCGAGTCGTTTAACATACTCACCGGGGTCAAGATACTTAGCCATAACTTCTGGTCCCATAGTTTGAGCAAGAGTTTGAGCAAACTGAACAAGAGATTGTTGATCTTGTCCTCTACCTATTGCATTTACACCAGCTACTATCTGTGGACGTACTATATCTTTTGGAAGTTTAGGTATCTGGTTAGTACGCTGTAGTATATGTAAGGTTCTGTTGAGGTATGGTATTAAAAACTCAACTGTAAGTAAACTGAATAGTCCACCTAGCTGTTGTTCTAATTCCATTTGCGTGAGGCGTACCTCTTCCGCAGTTGTTCGTTCGCTTTGTCTAACCTGTAGTACAAGGAAAGCTTCGCTTATCCTACGTTCTAAGGTTTGCATTTGTTCTGCTGCTGTTCTGAAGTCAGCTGTTTTGCCTACCTGTATAACGCCAACATCATCAGGTCTACCCTGAACGATTGCTCCGTTACCAGCATCGGCTATAGTCTTTGGTTTTGTAGTCGAGGATGGTGATACAAGGAAGACGACTTTAGCTGCTGCTGCAGACCCTTCTACGATAGCCTGAGACAATCCTTCGAGTGATCTAATATCACCGAGGAACTCCTCTACCCTACCACGACCGTAGTCTTCTCCGTCTACAGTATTGAACCTAAGCACAAGCCAAGGACTTGTATTTTTTGGAGCAGTACTGCGACTGTTTGGTAGTATCTTATCGAATGCTTCTTGATGCCATACCCATCGACCGTTATCGTCGAGTCGGACGTAAGTGTACACTTCTACGTCTTGATCATCGGATCCTGTCTTATAACCATCATCTCCGGGAGAGTTTGGTACTGATTCTGGTAGATCCATGCCTAGAATCTTGCGACTTATTAGTTCCTTTGTGACAATCTCACATACGTTCCCGTTTCCATCTCGATTAACTACGAAACGGTTAAGAGGAAAGTTTTTGAGACCATCCTTGCCCATAAATATTAATGCATTACCTGAAACAATAAGATGTTTCAAAGCTTGGTGGACTACAACTCTATCACTAGAGGCATTAACATAATCCATGACCATCCTTTCCATCTTGGCAAAGGATAGATCTAATTCACTTTTTACTTCACGTGGAAATTCTTCACCAAGTTTATCATCTCTAACTTGTAGCTTAAAGAAACTTGTTTGTGGTGGTATTAATGCAAGCATAAGTTTTGCTGCCAAGTTGACAACTGACTTACTACCTACTGATTGCCACGGTGTAAATAACTTTTGATGAGTTGGTCGTGAAGTTAAATCATCTTGAATTAAATACGGCAACGTTAATCTTGAACATTCAACTGCGGTATCAAGGAACTGTCTTCTACCTACGGTTAGTTGATTGTATCTATCACGTGCTTTCATCGTATATCAGGATCGTATTTGTTCCGGTTAGCTTCTTGATTAGCTCTGTCCTTTGCATTAGGAACCGGTTGATTATTTACCGAGTCATCTGGTGATGGTTGACCGGGTTGTTTTGGTGGTGGTGCAGGTCTTTGTGGTGGCTGCATCATCCCACCTCCTCCTAAACACATAAATTTTTTTCTCCAATTTTATAAGTTAACTCCATCATCATTAGCTCCGCTTCCTCCTCCATAAAATTCTTCTAAATCAGATTTACTATACCAGTTATCAGGGTTGTCATAGTATGCTCTATCAAAACCATAGGCAGGTGTTCCGTCTGGATTTAATTTTAATTGATGTCTCTTTTCATCAATGTATTCCCACCTACCGGGTCCACCTTTTTGAGGTCCACGACTTTGTAAGCGAGCTAATCTAATCTCAGCAGGATCATCTTTTGATGGCCGACGCTCTCTCCAATTTATTGGTTGTTCTTGTTTATCGTAAGCAGCTTGTGCCTCATCTGCTAACCTTTGTCGATTAGTCTGTGATTCTACTTCTTGATTATTTACTCTGTCTGGTGGAGGTGCTTTACCGGGTTTTGGTGGTCCTTTTGGTAGCGGTTTACCTCCGGGATTGGCATGTCCAATTAGCTCATAACCTGCACACATTATTTACCTC